TCGGTACATTCCGAACTTGGCGAAATTGGGTCCCGCGGTTTTGTTTTTGTTGGCCCCAACCCTGGACCAGTTTGCTATCTTGGTTCCCTTCTCGTTGAAAACCTGAACAGTAGTTTTCCCTAACGAAGATGGGGAGCCATAGACCGAGAGGACGACGTGGTGAGGAACTCCGTAGGGGATCCTCATTCTCCCGATTTCGTACCTCTTCACTGCGTTCCCCACCATCGCATAGAGTTCTGCTTCTGTGGGAAACGGTCTGAACCCAACGGCGTTGGTTGGGGAGTAGCCTTGGTTTTCCCCTTCCCCCTTTGGCAACTCTGGGGTCTGGATGAAATACCGGTAAAGACCGGCGGATTCCGCCGTTTGCTTCGGGATGCTGAAGCCAATGGAGAGTCTGAATTTCGCGGGGAAGGGGGTCTTCAAACTCTTCTCAGCCCGAAATCCCGTACCCTCCATTGAGGCGATGAGGATTTTTCCTGGGGGATCAGATTCCTCAATGTCAACAACTTCGAGTTCGGCATGGGGAGATATTTCCTCTGCCCCCAGCCAATCCTCTCCTGCTTTCCACTCTAACTTTTGCATTGCTTGTGCCTTTCTTATGAGAGGTCATGTCTGAAACGAAGGAATCGTGGGAATCTCATTGCGCCGTTTGGAGTTAGAGATTGATAGGCAATTTCAACCTTTACACCTCCTCTAACTTGGCTTCTGAGTTTCCAGATTTCCTTTCGTTCCAGGTCAGAAAACCCTGTTCCAACTCTGGTCTCGACAGATTTGTGCTTGATGATTAGAGCACCAAGGGAATCTGCGTATTTGCCTTTCCCCTCGACCAATCCAACCACAGCGCATTCAAGGGTCTGGGTTAGTTTGATCTTTACCCAGGCTGAAGAACGTCTGTAAGGATAGGCAATGTTGTTTTTGGCGACTATCCCTTCAAACCCCTCTCTCACTTTTTCTCTGTAATACTGTTCCAAGCAGTCCTCATCGGTAATCACTTCATGAGGAGAGAGCCTGATGGGTGTACTCCCAATTGTGACTCCTGATTTGTAGAGAGCATCTTGGAGGTGCTTCACTCTGTCGATGGTTGGTGATTGGCTTGGGGCTTGGCCTGGGGAAAGAGGGTAGAAGTAATCAAACACAACGAAAATGGCCAGTTCATCGCTCCTCTTCGTAGTGTGTGCTCGTCCAGCAACCTTGAAGAAGTCACCAGAGGCATCCAGGATTTCCCCGTCCAACCACATGGGTATTCGTATATGAGCCAGCGCCTTTTGGATGCCTTGGAACCCAGAGATCAGCCTGTGGGACCGAGAGTACAACCCGAGGAATTGGTTGGATGTTTCGGAAAAACGAGCGATCGCTCTGACCCCATCATACTTTGGTTGGGCCAACACAGGGTACCGGAGTGTCTTGGTGTTGGCTGTGCAAAGACCAATTCCTTTTCCTGGGTTAACAAAGGTAGATCCAAGGAGAGGCTCAAGCAAACTAACCCCTACCCCGCATCGAAGGTCTTTTGTAATCAGCCTTTGAAGGATCCACCTTGCGGGCTTGAACTTTTCGTCAGTGAGGAGAATGAGGGCTGCCTCGTGTTTTGGGGTAGTAGTAAAAACTGCCCACACTTTCTCATAGTTATCTTCAAACCAAGTGCTACCAGAGACTGGGAGAATGTTGGTGGTCTGAACTTTTACCCCGAAGCGGTTGTAGGGTGAAAGGAACTGATGGAAAAACCCTACAAACCATGGTAGATCTTCAAACAGGTGTTTGAGAATCAACCTCTTCACTACAACAGAGTTGTCTGATGAGAGACGTAGAAATGCTTTAGCAATTTTACCTTCTGGCTCCATCTTGTGTTACTCCTTTTTGTTCCTGCTTTCGGGTTCTTGTGTTGCCAAACACCGGCAGGCAATGAGGCGTGCTAGTTTTCCGTGTGTATGAGTATACTCCAGTTCGCGTCTGATTACCGTCGGTAATACCCAACATCGTAAGTTGAGTCAAACATATCCGGTTGAATCACTTTACAGCGATGAAAAGAGGGACCTGTGGGAGGCTCAGGGTTGCAGTCTTTTCTTAACAAATAAGCCTGCAAGACTCTCTGTCTATCTGCCAATCCGAAATCTTTTGACCTAAACCAAAAGAGCGATCCTCCTCCCTTGTCAATGTAGGCCCGCATAGCAGCGGCTTGTTGGATTACTTCAGCGTCGGTCAACATGGTGAGAGTAACTCTCCTTTTGATGGTTTTCGAGAACGAGCAGCAAACACTCGCTCCCGGTTTTTCAGAATCCCAGATAATTGGGTTTGAGTCATCTCGATAGGTTGGTCAAACAACCCCAACCTTTTTATCCTATTCAACATGGCCTCCTTGAAAAAATAGTAGGTTCCTCTCCTGCCTTTGCTGCCAGTGTACTCTGCTTGGAGAACACCGTTGAGATACAGGTCAGTGACTACTTGGTTAGTGGTGCTCCAACCGAGACGAGTGATGGGAAGAAGTTCTTTCAATGTTAGGAGTTGAATTCCCCCTTTGTCTTCTTGCTCTCTCTGAAGGAAATACAAACACTGAAGAACCCAAGCAACCACAGCCGGTAGTGTGTCCCTCAACAAGCGAGCCCCACCAAATTTCCACGCCTCTTCATTCACCTCACTGATCCCATTCAAAAGACAATACCCAACAACGGCTTGAGCCAACTGCGTTACAAGGCGAGTTCCAACTTCGGGATTAGGGCATGAGGCGATGGCTTGGCTGGAATGCTCTCTTAAGACATGAGAGCGGCACGCTGCTATCAAATCTGCTCCACTGATAATTCGTTTCTTAAATTCAGTTGGCCAAACAACACTGGAAATTGAAATCCTGGGGATAGAGTTGATGAAGTCTCGAACGGCTGCTTTCAGGTCAGCCAGTTTCCTCTCGTTGTCTCCAGTGAACATGTTGTCAAAGGCGGCCATTGTGATTTTCCGACGATGGAGAGTGAGTTCTCTTCTGGTAATGAAACGTTCCCCCAATTGGGAAGTCACACTATGGAACCCGTCGATGATTGGGGTAACAGCGAGGAGCATGTTGAAATGAGCAACGTACTCTTTGAGACCGATGTTTCCGAGATGTCGAGAAGCCTTCCCATCAAAGATGTCGCGGAGTTGGCCAACGACAGAATCACGCTCCTCCCTTGGGCCTTGCAAAATGCAAGTAAAGTCTTTTACAATTAGGACCTTTGAATCCAACATGTTTAAGAGAGACGGATCATAGTCTGGTCTGGCATCTGAGCGGAAACCGCTGATGAGACTATTTTTGGTAAGCCTACTGAGGAATACAGAACCATCCCACAAATCTAATAAACAAATGTGGGCTGTTTTCCCGCTACCTGGTGCTCCAATCAACTGACACCAAAGAGGGTTCTGTGATTTCCAGTGGATGGAGATAGCAGGGAGAAGCACAAAATCAAGGATAGAGGCTTCGGCTTCGTTCGGGTAGTAGAAGCAAGAAGAGGCTTGGAGTTTGATGTTGCTGAACATGGTGCGAATTACCCGTTGCCCCCGGGAATTCCATGGAATCGGGTTAGGCATAAGGAAGCACTCCAAGTTGGGGGACTGCAGGTTGGCTACAGCCCCCCAAACGATTGTGGGTAGAAACTACCGTTTCCTGGGAGAAGCCCCTTTGCGGGAGGCTGCGCTGGCAGTGCGCTTTTTCGGTTTCTCCTCTTCCTCCTCCTCCTCCTCTTCTTCTTCCTCCTCTTCCTCTTCCTCCTCTTCGTCCTCGTCTTTCTTCTTCGAGGACTTTGCCGGCTTGTTCTCCTCCCCCTCCTCCTCTTCTTCCTCATCATCCTCGTCGACGTCGATGAGGCTGTTGATGTAGACGTTTTGGGAAACTCCGTCGGCACCGGTCTTGACCGTAACTTCGCAAGCCAAGCCTTGTGCGTCTTCCATCGCCTGTGGGATGCCGTCAGCAGATTCGCAATCGATCTCGAGCCGCTCAAACGCCGTCTTGAGCCATCCCAATTGGGTACCGAGGGCGGCTTCGTCAGCGGCTTGCAACCCGAATGAGGTGAACAACTGTCTCCCAGCCGATTCCCCGCTGAGAATCTTGAGGAAGAACGAGGCTTGGAGACGATTGTTCTTGCTGGTGTTGACGATTGCCTTGGTGATGCGGGTCTGGTATCTTCCGTCGGGAACGGGAGTGAATCCAGAACCACGGGATTCAGCAGACCTCCATGCTTCCTTGAGCCCTGAGAGTGCTGCCTTTGCGTTTGTCTTCTGTGCCATTGGAACGATTCTCCTTGATGTTGGTGTGCCCATAAATGGGCCTGGTGGTCCTACGATCAATCTGTCAATTTTTGTGGACGATTACTCAGAGACCTCCTTTCTTTTCCCTCTGACGGCCCCCTGGAGAGCCGCATAGAACTCCTCGTAGTTGAGAGGAATTCGAGCCGGTAGTAGCCCAGTTCTATCCCCTGCCTCAAGATTCTCCCGGGCCTTGGTAATGATATACCGGCGTTCTTGGAAAGTCTTGTCCTGTTTGTTCCTCACCGCAACGGTGACCACAGGGAAAATGAAGTCTACAACGGCGTTGATGAGACGGTATGCCGTTTTTGGGAGAGCAGGTTCGGTCTTGGTGATTTGGATTGACCGAGAGATAATCTCTCGCTCGACTTGGTGAGCCACAAACGTGATTCCACACCCGAGAGATATCAATCTGGTAATCCAATGATGCCACTCGTCATAAGTGGCTTCCCACCCTTTCCCCCATTCTGCGTCAGAAGGGTGCTCGAACCCTTTGGTGGTGCACACATAGGTGAAACAGAATTTGTAGAGGTTATCGACTGTGTCTACTACAAACATCTTCACTTTGTGTTTATCGGTCCCGTGTTTCTCGAACGCAATCACGAGGCCTTGGAAATCCTCCCACCTCTTGATTACTGTCTTGCGTACTTTCAGAAACTTCAATCCTGGCTCTGTCTCCAGAAAGTAAGCCCCACTGAACTTGGACATGAGTTCAGACTTTCCGATCTTTGGCCTGCCATACAACAGGATCAAGAAGTCCTCCACCTTCGCTGTGGCCGTAGGGGAATCAGAAATCAAAACCTCTGTCGGTTCAGTCGCTGCTTGCCTTTTCTTCGATAAGATCCTCATAAACCATCTCCTTTCTTTGCCCAAACATTTTCAACTCCCCAAGAGTTTCTCCGTATCGGCACAGTCGATAGAAGGGGCACTGCTTGTTGTAGTTGAAGCATGCCCTGGAGTTTCTGTACCAATGGTCAGCGTCCCGGATTTCTTCATCATCCAAAACCTCATGGTACATAAACATCTCATCGACGATTAGAGCCAAGTCGTTGAGGGTCCTCGTTTCTGCTCTCTTATCAAACAAAACCTCCTCCCTGAAGAAATATGATTCTGGTCTATCGAGCATGACTTGAACAAGGCGCTCGTGAAATTCGAGTTTGGTTTCGTTTTGCTTGATGCGAATGCGGGGCTTCACGCAAACATTATACCAGATACTGTGGAGAGGTTCTCCTAAACACCGACTAACAATGGCCGGGTAAATACAAATCTGGAAATCCATCGGCAACCTGTCGATACTGGATTGGTAGAGTGCAGACCCTGTCTTATGCTCATGACACACCCACACCTTTCTCGACCCTCTCACAAAGCCCTTCGTCAGCAAATCAACAACTGCTACGAGAGGAACTTTGTGAACCCCAGTATCAAAGATGATTTTGAAGGGTTGCTCGACAAGAGTATCCTTCACGCCTTTTTGATCTCTCTTGTAGAAGACCATATAGGCGTTAAGCATAGACATGACGAGAACTTGGTAATACTCCAGGTCAGCGGGATTTACTAATTTGGTAGAAACGTCCTTGAGCAAGAGGTCTATGTATGCCTCCGCTGCTTCAAGGACATCTCCCGGCTTGGTCCCCGAATAAAACAACGACAATCCTTTGTGGAATACCCCCCCCACAAAGAAGTCGTTATGGAAACTGATGGGAGAGAGTCTACGGATATATGTCCAGTAATACTTTCTCCTACACTCGATGAAGGTTTGCGCTCGGCTTACAGAGATCTGCCTGATGTCGGTGAGGGGAATAGACGCTTTGCCCATTGGTGTAATCCTCCTGTTGGAAATTCGAATAGACGTTTCTCTTTCCTCAAAGCAAGAATCTGGTCGAAGAGATTGACAATCAGTTGCTTACCGAATACCCCGCTTCCAACTGAGATGATAGGAATTCCGTACTCAAGGGTGATGGTGACGAATGTGTTGGAGGCGAGGATTACTGAGTTTTGGGGACCATACGATTTCGTCCACATCATCGACGAGACATCATCACACACAACAAGAAAACGGATTGGAAATGCTTGCATCCGTTTGAGAAGGGCATTGAAGGCGATTCGTCTTTTACGACTACTGACATTCATGGCTATCTCCTCCCAAGACGCCTTTCTCTCAATGCACAAAATCTTCTCTAACCCTCTGATCGTATAGTCGCCCGTAGCAAGACGCCTATGGACAACATCGTAACGATCGTGTGGAAACCTCCATGGCTTTTTCTCTCTGTCGTCACAAATAACCGTGCTCTTTGCGGTCATTCCTCAGGTCCTCGTTGAGAGGTCATAAAAACCAATCAACCTTAGTTAGATTGTGCTTCACCACAACGTTTTTGTAAACCCCATGAAATCGCTGGGTTGCTTGTTTGATGGCCCGGCAAGAGATAGGAAATTTTTTCTTGTCTTCCCATGTTGTTTCAGCGTAAGAGACGTCAACTGTTAACTTCATTTTGTACTGGAGGACAGGGAGAATTTCCTCCATAGCAAGTTGAGCGATCGCTGCTACTTCTTCAGTGTACTTCTTTTCTACCTCGATGATTAGTTCATCGTGGATGGGAAGAAGGATGGAAGCATGCTTGTCTAATTTTAGAGCCAACAACACTCTCCACAATTGGATCATCGCAAACTTCAACACCATGGCTGAAGAGCCTTGGACAAGAGGGTTAATGAGAACCCAAGACTTGTGAACAGAAACAGGGTAAGGACGATGGAACATATCTATTACGAATCCCTGTTTCAACACTAACTTCATTCCTCGTTGGGCTAACCTATGGATCCCAGGAAACTGAGTGTAATACTCATTGAGAATTTCCCTTGCTTCAGCAAATGGAACTCCCAAAGAGGTGGCTAACAAGTGAGTCCCCATCCCGTAGATGATTCCGAAATTGATGGTCTTCGCTTCTTGCCTGTGCTTCTCATCCCCAAACACCCGGACCGAAGTCAACATGTGAAGGTCACGCCCTTCCTTAAGAGCCTTCAACATTTCGGTATCCTGGGCAAACAAGGCAAACATTTTTAACTCAATCTGTGAATAGTCAATGTAGAGATTGTTGTACCCAGGGCGAGGGATAAAGATGCTGCGAACGGATGGGATTCCTTTGATAATGGAGGTGGTTGGGCGAGGGATTCCTTGGAGAGGAGGATTCCCACAGGCAAACCGACCTGTGGCTGTATCTCCTACCTTTAGTTGACAATGGATGATTGGATCATCGTCGGTAGACCGAGTTAGGAAACTCTCAAAATAGGTAGAGAGAAGTTTCCCACACACTCTCAAATCCAGTATCTGCGCGAGCAGAGTTATCTTTGGATGTTCTTTCTGAATGCGAGTCAGAACTTCCTTGCAGGTTGAGATCTTCCCTTTGTAGGTCATCTCCTTTGGTGAAATGTCTACCTCTCGAAGCAATTCCTTCAGTTGCAGCAGGCTGCGAGGATTGAAGGCATTGAAGCCGAGGGCTCTGGTTTTCTTGATGATGGATAAACGGAGAACTTTTTCTTTAGCCTTGGTGATTATGGTGGCTCTCTGACAAGCCGCCCTATCTATCATCAGCCCGCGATTCTCCATCCCATACGCCAAATATACACACTCCATCTCTACCTCCATCAACTTTTTTAGAGCCGGAGTAAGTCGTTCTTCCAACATCATGTAAACAACGAACTCCGCCCAAATATCGCTGAGGGCATAAGGAATCAGAACGTCATCTGGGAGTGCGGAATAATTGATCCAGTCTTTAGGTTTACCGCTGCGGGTTGCTGCTGACTTTGCTCTTCGGAGCCATGTCTTCACTTCCAAATCATACTTAACGTCTTCTCCCCCCATTGAGAATAAGTGAAACAGATCCTTCAGTGAATGGCTTCTGAGAACTGGTTTGGCATCGCCCATGGTGCCCCACTCGGTAGTTCTGGGATAAACTAAACGGGAGGCGCTGAGAGTATCAAACCACGGAGTGGCAAGAGGAATATCGTGCTTCCTCAAAATCTGCGCATCAAACTTTATGTTATGACCGATTTTGAGAAGGGGTCTTGCTAATAGAGCCCTGGCTTCTTCCAATCCTTTCGAATCCCACCATGGGATAAAGAGACAAGTCAGTTTGTCGATTTTAGGGTTATAGAAGCCAAGTTGGAGACTCACCAGTGCTGAGCCCCTAACCTCAGTCACCTTATTTTTGCGGGTGTCATGGAAATAAGTATGTCCACCATACGCATCAAATCCCGATGTCTCTGTATCAACGTAGATAAAGTCTGGGTTACCGCATGTCTTTTGCAACCACTTTACCGAAAGTCTACTCCAAACAGAGTGGGTGAAAGAAACGTTGCTCTTGAAATAAGAACTGAAGAGTTTGTTTGTCATTGGATGAGCATCTTCTTCCGGTATACAAACATAGTATGGGATCTTGATATGGGGATGGAAGTTCGATAACCCGGAGGTAAGTATCCTGTGGGAATAGAAGACAGTACCCCACTGTGAATTGCCATGTGTAACCTATGGAAAGCAATTCGAAAGCCATGGGTTAGAGCAATCACAATGAGTACCCCAGATACATGGAGCAGAGGAAGAACGTCCCTGTTGAGAAAGGCCATTGTCTGCCTGAGGGTTTTGGTATGAAGAACCTCACTCAAAATCACGAATCCACAAGTTCCCTTGAATCTTTCCATTGCCTGTTCTGGGGTAAAGATATTCGGGCAATGTTGAAAAATTGGAGTCCGTTTATCTACTCCCCACACAGGAAAAGGGGTTCTGTACTGGTAGAGTTTTTCAACCAGCCATCCATTTCCACAACCGTAATCTATCCCATAGGGCTCAATCACTTCGTCCTTGATAGCATCAATATCCCAATCCTCAGTAACATGAAATGACTCGAGCATGTGGTCATAACTGGCTTCTACCTCTGGGGACCAATCATGGGTGGAATCCATAGTCATTAGATGTTCACAAGTAGCCTTGGAATACAATTGGGAATCATGCTTTACGTAGGTGATAGCCCCAGAGTAATCCTTGACTAACTGCAAGAGTTCTACCTCTGTCAGTAAACACCCTAACCCAGCCATGGCTTCAAGGATTTGAGTGCACAAGAAATGAGCCATACCTGTATTACCAGAATCGATTGAGTCTTTGTAGAGGGTGATGGCTGTGGTGAGTCTATGACTCATCAGAGCCTTAATAAACATTTCACTATTTGATACGCTCGGCTTTTGCGGTATGGACATGATCGAGTATCCTCCTGAAATTGTTTTTCCATTCGGTTGTATCCGCATGGCTATACAGAAACGAGGCTGGGTGTCGAAGCCAGTAGAACCCAACATGGAGCGAGCAAGCAGGGTTAACCCAGAACCCGGTATTGAACCATCTAACTCCCTCCTTAAGAGCCATAGTCATACCCATGCCCCGGAAAGAATTTCTGGCGTCTGCTCCTAAGGTTAGGATAATGTTGGGCTTAACGATAGCGAGTTCCTTTCTTAGCCAGTCCTGGCAATTCTCAATCTCGCCTGGAAGAGATGGTTTGTTTCCTGATGGGTGGCAATGAACGACGTTGGTAGTGAAGACATCGAATTTTGATAAGCCTTCCTCAATCAATACCTCATCAATCAGATCGCCAGAACCACGAGTAAACGGAATTTGTGTTAGTTGGCATCGGGTACAAAGACTCTGTCCCACCAACATGATAGGCGAGCATGGATCACCAAACCCTGGGGCACTCATGGTATTTGGTTGGTTGAGCCCAGAACACCGTCGACATTCTGCAATGGCTTTTCGAATGCCAACCAATTTCTCTGTCCTGCGATAGAAACGCTCGATGTAGGTTTTCATTACATGATTCATTTGCTTTACTCTCCATGAAACCCATTTTGGATGGGATTGAAGTGTTGTTTAGGGTGATGCCCTTCGTAAAACTCACACATGGCTACATTGGATATATCTACCAAATGCTCCAGATTCCCGTCCTCCATATAGAGATCGAGTTTCTTCCTGATATACCCTACCCGGTCATATCTTAGTTTCGCAGGATCCCCGAGGAGGCCATATCTGAATGCCCCCTGGATCATTCGCCATAGCATGAGATTGATGTAGTCCTGAGGGACCTGAGTGCGTTTTAGTTCTTCGAGCGATGGTAAGCCGAACCGGATGGGCTTTTCAGGGAGGCCTGCCAAATCCTCCCACAAACTCATCAGGAAGGCCTTTTCAATCAGGCTAACATCAATCACTGAGAGTCTCGAAAAGGTTGTCGCAGATTCGACAGGTTAATCCGCAATCTTCGGTTGAGCAGGAGTGAGGGTTCCCTGAGAAGTTGTCTACTGTACCTCGCCACTTATCGAGAATCCCAGAGGAAGCGATTGCCGAGGCAGAAAGATAGAGACCATGGGAGGAGATAACCTCTTCTTGTATTTGCCCGTAGATGGTTTCAAGTTGGGCCCACAAATCCAGAAGGTTCCCAGTCCATATCCTATGCATGTAACCGAAAACAATCTTCCGAATAAACTCACTCTCGTGAGTTCTCCCGGTTATCTTGAAGTGAGAAATCCCTTCGTCCTCGTAAGATTGAATCCATTGGGGGAGGATGAAGGGGGCCTTAATCCAACTGGATGGTTGACTCCACCTTGCCGCCATACACCGGCTCATCGGATAATTCTCAGCAACCATCCAATCGTTGTGGGAATGCCCCATGTAGCAGGAGTCACGGTAGATTCCATGGCAAGGAGCACGACCTACCGTACAGAATTCATTGACGATGAGTTCTGCAATATCATTGTGCTTGGTTTTGACCAGAGCCCGAAGAAACTTGAAGTCTCGATTCTTCGTGATCGGCAAGCACACTCTGACCAACCGTTCTCCTAATGTCCTCTTCCAGAAAGTGAAATGAGAAACTGAATCACAGTTGAGGATGGTGGAGATTTCAACAGCGATAGGGATGTGGTGTTTGACGATGGTCTCAGCGATGAGGGGGTGAGCAATGGTAATGATGTCGACGAAACCATTGAGAGAATTAAGGAACCTAACAAAGAGTCTCTCCATGGTACCCCATTGCTTCAGGGATCCCAAGCAAAAAGCGTTCGCTGTTAGATTTACCTTGTACCCAGCCTCATGGACCTGCTTGCAAATCTCGAAGAACTCTTCTCGTTCAATTTTCGGTAACCGCTCTATGGGACGAGCAGAACCGATCGGGTTGAATGTGGTAGACCAATATAACGAGCCAATACTGGTTCCATGCTCTAACCCCTCAACCTGCGAACTATTGAAGTCAGCAAGAAGTCTTACGTCCCCGTTGAATCCGACGTTGTAGATGGACATGGCGATCCTCCCTTATTTGTGCTTCCTAAACCGTTTGTCTTCCTACTTGATTCAGGTAAAGCGTCGTAGGCTGCTTCTTGTGCCCCTCTATCGTACAATCTTATTGGAAGTATCTGTGCTATTCTCATACCCGGGACAATGGTGAAGACATATCTGGAGAGATTCACTAAACAAACATGGATCTCTCCTCGATAATTCGAGTCCACAACATTCCCTATCGTAAACACCCCATCCTTATGAGCAAATCCTGATCTGCCTTGGATAAGGAAACAAATGTTCTTTGGTCCAGCCATTGCTATCCCAACCCCCACACTAACGAAAGAGTTGGGAGATACGTTTACTGCCTCAATCGCAAACAGATCAAACGCAGCATCTCCATCAAAGGACTTGGAGGGGATAACTGCTTTCGGAGAGAGTTTTGCAAAATATATCATACTGGTTCTTTCAGTACAGGATAAAGAGGTCAGCCGTTGACCTCATGCAGCAACGGCTGACCTCTCCTCTTCTATGATCGGGAGGATCAGGGGGAAGACCTGGGAACTACTCTCCGTCACCGTCGTCGTTGGTTGCGAGTTTCGCCTTGGCTTTACCCTTGGCTTTACCCTTGGCTTTGGCCTTGGCTTTGGGTTTTTCCTTCTTCTGGCGAACCGCTCGTGGGATGTCCATCCCGTCGGCGCGAAGCCGGTTGCGGTAATACGAAGCGTGAACCGGGTTGAACTTGGAGTCCGGGAACTGCTTCGTCACGAGGTCGACGAGTTCGGCATTGGATACGTCCGGGTTGCTTTCGAACTCGCTACGCACCAGCGCGGAGATGGTTTCGCGAGGTTCCTTCGCTGGCTTCGTCTTCGCCTTCTGGGCGACTTTCTTCTTCTTTGGGGCACTCATTTGGTGACCCTCCTTTCTCGTTCGCTATTTGCGACTTTGCTATTGTGCGATAGGCATAATTTGAATGATGCCCCAATTGTGCTTTTTTTCCCTATATGTTTTCCCTCAAATGTATGCCCTATTAAGCCAGCCTGCCAGGAACTTTTGGAGTTTAGGGTGCTTTGCTGCAATTACTCGGTAGTGCCCTGCTCTCTCACACTTGAAGGCGTTCAACAGTAGCATGGGGTCAGTGATACTATTTACGACAGCCAGCGTCAAAGTTCCTAACTTCCCATCCTCCGAAAGGGAATATCCGAATGCTCTCAATGCCCTTTGGAGAATGATGATGGAAGTCATGGGTCCCATGTTTACACCAGCATCAAACACCCGATTGGCAATAGCCTGACTGTTGATGGACTTGAGGCTATAGGGATCCCAATACAATTTCTCATAGACTACCATTTTTTGCTGGGCATTGAGAAGGAGAAGATCAGCATCCGTAATCACGCCGTCTTTGTTGAGATCAAACTCCAGGTCAAACTTTGTAAGGTCCCTAACCAGGAGTCCATCAACTGTAAATCCAGCATAGTCAGTAACTATACCAATCTCTCTCACTATCATAAAGAGATAAGCCGGAGGATACTCACTCATTGAAGAACCTCGTTAGGAGTTCTTAAGTGCAGGCCAAAGACCTGCAACCATTGCTGGTTTAGAGTTTGAGAGATAGTTGTGGTCTATCTCCACAAAAACGGTTCCGATTGTAATACCGCCTGCGCTGATTTTTCTCCCGGTGTAGGAAAAGGTTTTTACCAGCCCATCCTCATCAGTTACACCTGAGCACCCACTCACCCAAGTCGATAAAAAATTGTGAAGGTCAGTAGTTCCTCCAACTTCAAAAGGTCCAGAAGGAACAAGACAAAGATAGTCTGTTGAAGAAAGAGGATTCTCAGCGAGGTACTTGGCAATGTCGGTGATGTTGAACATTCCATAGTAGGAATCTTCAATCATTTTCATCGAAGCCAGAGAACCAAAACCAAGAATGGAAGATAAGGTTGCTAAGCCAGTTTCATCAAGCACAAGTCTGGCCATGTGGATTCCCAACCCAGCAGAGAGAGGGTTGAGGACTGTTATATCAGACACAATTGGATTGTAATCGACTATCTCAAAATGGTGCTCTATGTAATATATTGGCCCACCAAACCTAATCCCAACATAGCAAGCCTTGATTGCGTCTGCCCGAAGAGGGATTCTGATTTGGAAACGAGGAGCACCAGCACCCCCGATAGCCCGCACCAAGTAAGGTACTGACCAGACATTCGCCCCAACCTCAAGCCCTCCGGGTGGAAGAAACGAAGGAGCACACCAACCAACTTGGGTGGGAGTATAATCTGGCGGAGGAGGTGGTACATAAAGAGGTAAAGCAGACAATGAACCCCAGGAAAAATTCTTTGCTGTCCCGTAGTCTGGGGTACTAACTCCAGTTGTTGTCCACCCAATCGCCGAATGGTATTGCCCAAATGCTATCTGAAGACCTCCTCCAAGATTAGTCGGGGTGAAGGCAATCAATTTCCTGATTCCCTCTCTCAACCGAGTTACATGCTCTGCAGGGGGATTAGGCATCATGTCAAGGAAGTCCCCTTTGACTTGGATGTCATGAAACTTAGTTGGATCCCAGGAAACAGAACTTATAGAAGCCCGACCTGATGGTCTGTCAATTGACAAGAGAACCGCAACTGAGTCGCTGTCTATCGCTACTGGGCCTGATCTCACCAAGTGTCTGACTTCCACCATTGTAGTTGATTCTCCAAAGGAATCATCGACTTTTGCCTCATACTTTGGGGGGAGAACACCGTCCATGTAGAACTCAAATCTCTGCTGGGCTCGTTGAGCAGAGGATAACCCTAAAAGGTAGTTTCCTAATTGGGTAGCAAGGGCCCCAGCCAACTCAAACCAAACCTCGTCACATTTCCTTCGATAGTCTTCGAAGTCTGCCGGGTGGCCTAAGCCTTTTGGAGGCGTGAGTATATCAACAAGTTCAGCCCCGGTGTAGGTCAAAGTGTAACGGATTCGTCGGAACCATGTTGTGTTTGAGGGAGTGAGAAACCATGAGGCGTTCTTCTGGAAGAGATGGAATTTCCCAGGTGCAGCCAACATCATTTCAGGGGCTGCTCCATCCCTGATTCCATCATAGATTAGAGCCAGGGTAGACCAACCCTTAGTGGCATAATTGTAGACCTCGAAGGTAATGGGTTGTTCAACATCTGGGAGACCACGGAGAGGGATACAAGGGACAGATGGGAAAGCCCCACCCGCATATCCCTGAGAAACCATGTAGATGTTGGCATCTTCCTCTTGAGATGCTTCTCCTGTAAACTTAAACCTAACCTTCCACCCGAGGTCTGCCAGATTACCCGAAATTGCGTACTGTGCCCATGCTGCAGCCATTTTGGGGTTGTTCGGGATTAGAGGACCAGAGGTAGCACCTTGGCCGCTGCCGATTCGCCAGTGGGCATCGGCTGATTCGTTGAATTCAGTGGCATCAGCAGCCACCTGCTCGATTCCAAGCAGCCAGGCTGGGGAGTAGTTATAGTTTACAGCCTCAACCAGGAATGAGGATTTGCCGCTGGAGGGGTACCACCCACCAGGACAATCCATCTCCTTAGTTTCAACACCCGAGCCACCCAATGGAGGCCCACTGTAAATCTCCCCACTGTAGGCCTTGGCTTTGAGGACTGGTACTCGAATTTGGTTTAGAGGGTATGGGGCAGTTGATATACTTGCTGTACATCCTTTCCGTGCTTTGTAACACTGCCCGAAAAATGACCCCTCATTTGAGGTGAGACCATTACGACTTTTTCGTTCGTCAACAGGATCAACAGTATGGCCTCCAGCCAAATACAAAGAATACCCAGTTTCATCTTGCCCAAGATAAAACTCACAAGCCTCAATCCCTGGGGTAAATGCTACCTTAAGGATGTTTCCACCCACCATTGGAATCCTATACATTCTCCAAGCATATTTCGCCTGTTCTTGGATTCCGTTGAATGCTCCCAACGAAACGGCTCTTGGGGTTCTAATGGAAACAATGTCAATCAGATCACTCTTTTGATGGATAACTTCGCATCCACTTATAGTTTGGACCTGGTTGTACAAGGATGGGGTAAGGTTGATGTTGCGGATAGGGAACTTCCGCTTTTTGATTCTCTGCACATATTTCTCTGTATATCCAAAGATCGGAGACTCAGGGTGAGGAGGAGTAAACGGATGCTCTCTGAAGCCAGGGAAGTAAGAAAAGATTTCTGCGTAGTCCGACCCATCATCAAAGACTTCACCTGAAGTGCCAGATTGGGGTTGTGTGCTTCCTTGCTGCAGAACACCTGTTTTTCCAGGAGCGATCGTTCCATTCTTTATTGTCCAATAAGGTTCGGTTGTTGTGTCGAGGTAACCGAAGATCCCATGTCCCAGCCTGGTGTACCTTGGAGAATAAACGTTCTGGCTGTAAGATGGTTGACCAGCCAACCAAGTCAAACTCGGTACACCCCCTGCCCCTCTCAACATAATCACAGTTGGATTCCCAGCCATGACTTGGCGAAAAACCAAGTTCTTCCCCATCAATAGGTTCTTGATTCCATCGAGGGAAATACGAGTCCCACCAGTTAGACTTACTGGAGAGTAGTATCTGCATCTCGTGTTGTTACAGAGAGCATGATATTGTTCTCGTTCTTGGGAATTTAGACCTTGAGCAATCTCGCAATACCAACTTTCTCCATTCCCATCGGTTTTTGCCCAAACCAGTTCTGTGAACTTGGTGATACTACCAGAGCCGTCTAACCTGTTGTGATTACAAGAAAGCAGGGAAGTAGAGTGTGCTATCCCAACCCACGCATTAGGATCATCAACCACTGCTCGGTATTCAACCTTGAACCACAGGTAAGGAGGACTTGTGATGTCGAACTTGAAGTATGACCGGAAGCCCTGAGATGGAGCCCAGGTGTTCCACAGTTTTGCGGTTGGAGATGGAAAGCTAGAAAGAAAAGCAGCAGTAACATCGACGGCAACAGACGATGGGGTTAGTTTTGCCCAAACCCTAAACGTACCAGTGTAGTTTTCAGCATAGGGCAGTGGAAAAGCAAAATCACACGATCCTCCGTCTCTCCCAAAAAGTTCAATCGTCTTTGATGGGTCAAGATCAGCAATGCTCAGCCAGGCCGTGGAGACTGGGACAGAATACGCTAACCTGGAAGGGTTACACTTTAGCCAGTGCTCTGGGTCTCCAATGTCATCAACCAAAGTAAACCCAACACCATTTGCGGTGGGCAACATGTTGGTGAGTTCACAAGTTATGAGGTTTGGACTGACGGAAGTTATTTTCCGAATGAGCGCCCGATTTACACCAGAAGGATCTATTCTAACTTCCATCCAAGGTTTGAGTCCAACAGTTGTTGAAGACCAGGTTGGGCCGCCTTCATAGGCTGGAGTAAAACTAAGCTGGGTATAGAGAGCCCGAGGATCTACATAGCCAGGAGGTGGAGCAGTTGACAACACCAGCACCAACCCAGACACCCACCCGTATACTGGGAACACGTGGGTGAAGTTCACACTATACAAACCTTGTGGTTGGAACCCAGGGGTGGCAGCAGGAAATCCCTCCCCAACCCAATGGAGGAAACGAAGGTCGCTCTGCATTTCATCAAACCACTTCACCCACAATGCTTTAGAGTATTCCCCAAGGTCTTTCCAGTTTCTTACATAATTCAAGTCCGTCCTGGCGTAGGAAACGTAGTTGAGTTTTACGGAGCGATTACTTTGGGGAGTAACCCCCTGGACTCTGGGGGTATAGTGATCAACACGCTCCCAAGGGGCTGGCAAAACCGGATACCCAAATTCATCGAGGGTAGGAGTGACGGGCGCATTTGGGTATGTCATTAGTAGTAAGAACCTCCCCATCCAACATCCAAACCGATGTAGATGTCTCCATGATAGTGAGCATTGGCGAGATTTCCACCTTGGGAACCACTGCCAGTTGCGAACCTGCCTAAAACCAACGCAGTCCCGGACCCGTGTAAAACCTGAATAGGCCCAGTCTCTGCCAAAGTAACAACGTCACTGTCTGCAATTGGACTGGCATATAGACCCTCAGTTGCATCGGCTGCCATCCAACAAATCCCTTGGATACAGACTCTCCCAACTGTGCCAGGCAGGATTTGCTGAAGAGCAATAACCAGGAAGGTCATATCATCATTTTCCACAGGGCGCCTGGTCGTCAGGATTACTTCTCGTTTACCCTCTGGAGAATCAGTGTAGGATTGACCGACAATTATTGCTGGAGAAAACGGTTGAACAGTTGCTACTCCAGCATTCTCCGCAGCACATACCAACCCTGAACCCCAACCCCCAGCAAGGGCTGTCTTGGCTGTGGTAAACCTAACAGCAGGCTCTCTCCCAGCATTATCAACCGCACGCTGGATCAAAGCCATGTCTTTAGCACGGATTGGGTTGCCTTTCTTCACGTACGAACTGAGCATGTCATGGTCCTTTAAGATTGAGATTTCCGAATTGCCCTTCAGGATACACTTTGGCAATATGGATGCTTTCGATTAGGGTCTTCTTTGTCATTACCCCACCCCCACTGTCAATCATGCGGCTTACATGCTTGAACCAAATATAATCCCAAGGGTTGGGGGTAATAACGACAGAACCACCATCAGCCAAATCTACCAAAGTCGTATCAGGCTCATTCCCAATCAAGAAGTTATACTCAACAAGGAAAGCCCCTCTTTTCTGAGGGCTAACGTTTGCACCCAGAAATAAGACCTGGCGTGGGGAATAATTCTCTCTTGACCAATACCCCCCGTTGACGTGAGAAGTCAGATTGACTATGGTTCTTCGTGCACCAGGGTTCATGGAAGCAAATCGCTTGGTTACCTTTAGGGAAATAGCAGGTCTGTACACATCAACCCCATGTACTTCCTCGCTGTCCAACCCAACCGCTGTTCCAACATCGTAGGCAGCAGGGTAATGGAGTTGCATAGCAGCGGTTTTGACTGAGGTTATATGTACCTGATCAGCACCTAACCCCCACTCCCAAACTTCCCCATACTCATTTTCTCTTGGATCATTCTCATCCTCCCCATATATCACTGTCCCAAGGCATACCTCATCATCATCCGGTTTTGGGGAGGTGCTGACGGAAGTGACATGGAGAGTGGGGAGCGTTGGATGAGGATCATCGAAGGCTGGGAGAGAATTGATTGCTTGTTCAGGATCAGAGTTTGATACCTCGAATTTCCTGGTGATCTTTCTCCCAGTGTCAATCAGATCAACTGACCGACTGTCAAACATTTCCAAAACTTCGTCAGGCATAGGTTGGCTCCATGGAATCAGTATTGTCTTCGATACTGCTGAGGGTAGTTGAAATCTTTCTCAGCAAATCGGTTTGCTTGCTGGCTTCGGTTTGGGGCATTCCCATTGACTCTCTAAAGTTCTGACCGAATGCCCCTATGACCCCGGTTTTTTCCTCCACCATCGGGGTTTTCATAGTTGGAATAGTTGGAATAGTTGGAGTGTTGACTTTTTGTTTGGCAAACAAAGCCTCAATGTCCGTGCCCATATAGTCTTTGATTTTTTTGCCTATCCCAGCCATGACTTCTGACAAACTGCTTTTCCCTTTGTTTGCCAAAGCCGACTCTTCATTCAGGTCATTGATTGCAGTAAAACGAGAGGTTAACTTTGCCCGTTGCTCATCGGTTTCTCCCCCCATACCTTTCTTAACATTCTCCCTCCCTGCCCTGAACTTGTTAAGAGTATCTTGAGAAACAGCATGGACTGCTCTTCCTGCTACCAACACTTTCTCCACAGCCCACATCATTGCGTCAACCATACCAGCCAATGCCGTTCTGACAACCAGAACAATAGCATCCCATACGGCCAATGTGTAAAGAGCGAATTTCTGCATCCATTGGTGAGCAGTGTTACCGTAGATAGTGAAGGAATTGAACAAATCGAAAACGCCGGTTTGGGTAATACCGAGGGTTTCAGCCACGACGAGAATAGCAGTAGACAGCAAAGTAAGAACCCCCACTATTCCCGTTGACAGCATAATTACCAGCCCCAAAGCCCCTATCGATGCACCTATCGCTGAGAAGGCAAACGCAATCTTTGTGACTGCAATCACAACGGCAGGATGGGCTTCAACTATGGAACGAAGCCCGGCAAACACTTTCATCAGTGTGTTAGAAACATTGATGGCAGATTGGGCAAGGATACTTCCAAATGCCATCCTCAACCCCTTCACAGATTCAGACACCCGCTCGAACTGGTCATTGAGTTCCTCTGCTTTCTTAGCAGCCTCCTCTGAAAATACCACTCCCAGAAACTTTGCTTGCTTCGCTACGCTGTCGAAGTTAACAGCGAGGTCGTCGAGGTAAGGGATGATGGAAGTTCCACTTCTCCCAAACAAATCCATAGCCAAGTAAGTTCTGGTGGCTACGTTCTGAACTTTATTCATGGCTTTCGCTACTACCATGAATTGTTGGTCTGGGGTCATACTTTCCAATTGCTCAACCGATAAACCAAGTGCATCAAATGAATCCTTGGCTTTTCCACCAGCAGTGGCTGCTTCCACAATCGAACGCTGAAGAAACTTATACCCCGTCTCAATGACTGACAAGCCACTCCCAGCGAGTTTAGCACCATAGGATAGGATGGAGAATTGCTCAGCCCCTGCCCCTATCCTCTTTGCTGCCTTGGCTACCTCATCCCCAACATTGGAAAACAATCGAAGTGACGCCAGCATAGGGGCAACTATTACTGCCGTCGCAGCAGCAATCTTTGCCCCCAATACCACCAAGGTTTTTCCGAAATCAGAAACGCTTTTCTTCCCGCTTGCCAAACCCTTATTGAGTTTGGTGTCCTTGGTGTAAAGGTCTACGTATGCTCCGCCTGCTCTGATGTCACTTTCGCTTGCCATCGACTTTTCCTTTCAACAACAACCTAAAATCCTCGAGAGTTACTTTCTTTTTCTTCTTTGCCTTTATTGCATGCATCGGGTGGAAGTGCTCTATGGTTAACCGCTCCTTCGATAACATGTTATGGAGAGTACAGAGCAAGGTTGCAGTGTGGTTCCATTGCTGCTCAACATTTGCTCTTGCTATAAACAACAAATCCCCTGGCGCCAAGAGAAACGCTGAACCTCCCATCCCCGAAACAGCAACCGCTTCTAACAGGTCTTCTGTCGTCAGCGGTCTAAAGGGCCTTTGACCCCGTCCCCCTCCTTCTCGGTGGTTTGAAGGATGCTGCCAAAGGCTTTTGTTATTTCGGCAACGATTGCCTCAAGAGCCTCCTTTATCGAATCGAGAGCAATGTGCTTCTCGAAGAACTCGTCGTGGGAGATCTTCCTAAGCCTGGCTTGCCGCTCGCAGGAAAACCACAGCAATTCGAGGATAGCCGAGAGGTTTATCTCGTGCGACATAAGAGCGGCAAGAGTGATGTTGGATTCACGACTGGCCTTAATGACTGCCAATGTGGTGACTAAGGGTTCCCAGTCAATTCCGAGGTGATCAGTGAACTTCATAAGAATGGCCCTCCTATGAGCCGTATGTGTCCGGGGTTTACTGCCAGGTAGGGGCGGTACTTCCGGACAATGTCAGTTTGGTGGTAACTGTTTCGTCAAGCGGTTCCCCTCTTCCGAAATCCACCACCGATACTGTACCCAAAACCCCGTTCCCCGTGGCTGATTCACCATCCAGCACCTTGATGGAAATGGGGGTCTTGTTGAAGAAGGCTGCTCTTAGGACTTCCCACACCGGGTCATCTGGGTCATACACCATTTCCGTAGTGAGACCCCATTCACCAAGACCTGCCTTCTTCGATTTCCACCCCCCGCTTGCGCGAGAAGTGCGGTCAACCTCAGAGCGAGATAGTTTCAGGTCAACGTCTTTCACCAACGTTGCTTCCTGGAAACTCCCTCCTCCAACATCAACCCAGAGTTTGCAGTCGCTGCCGACTTTGTCAGACATGCTCATGTCTCCTTTTTCAGAAGTGTAGATTCCACCATCACAACGAATCCAGGTAGTCCGTTGGGTGTGGTGGTTTGTTGTGGTACTCCTGCCACCGAATAGTGGGAAGTATACCCTGGAACGGTCAACCTGATTCGGTCTAACCTGGCTACAATCAGGTCTGCGAGGCTGCGTAGGTACCTCTGACTGAGCGACTTGTGCCCAACCAACGTTAGCCTGTGCGTTACTTTCTCAATTTTACCTCCTCTCAATGAATTCCTTATTCCACCATCTTGGGTGATGGTGATATAAGGCGCTGGCATTGACGGCAGCACATTCTCCTTCGCAAATACACAAGGTTCGTTTCCACTCCCAGGATTCCAGTATCCGAGTTTGGGTATCAACATTGGGTCTTGAATGAGATGATTGTGTATTGCTTTCAGCAGCATTATGATCTCCCTGCTGGTGTTTGTTTTAGTTTGAGGTTTGCGAAGAGTTTCGGAAGTCTGGCTAAAGCGGCTTGTAGCGCTGGCTTCATGAATGGACGGGCTGGGAATGTAACAGTTGAAGAGCCAGTCTTTCCTGTCCTTGTAAACGTTCCTCCATGCTCATGGATTTTCCCATACCACGCGTGCGGGAGTGCTCCAACAATCGCCGAAGATCCTCTCCTCGTGATAGCATAGGAAATGCTCTCCTTCAAAACGCCTGTCTGAGAGAACGGTGGTTCCCCTGGCTTAGAATGAGCATCTCCTCCTTTTGGCCCCTTACCCCTTCCTCCAATCTTCAACAACCTCTTTGCTTCTCTCTCCACAGCCGCAGCAGCCAAACCAAGTCGTGGTGGTAAGGCTTGGCTTACCGCTCTTAGAACCTTTTGAGTGTCGAATTCTGCGTTGGCCATGTTAGACAATCAGAGGACGATGGATTGATTCCAGAGTTAGAACCTTGAAGTTTTTCCCTGGGACGGCTGTTATTGAGATAACTTGGTAATACTGGTTATCGGTGTACAGTGGGTCTTCAACTATAAGCAAGGCCGAGACCGACTGCAAAACGCAAGACCCTGTTCCTTTGACAGTTCTCTTTACTGCCCCAGCAATACCTACCCTGCTGAATGTTGGAACACCCTCCTGGACTTGATACTCTGGATGCCCAACCCCACCCCCCTCAATCCGTTGAAACTGGATTGCCCCAGTTGATTTTCGAGTAAGGGCAATTGTACCACTGGCTGTCATTGTAGACAGAGAAGGAAGACCCATTGACCTGAACTTCTCAACCACTACACCAGCAGCCTCCATGATTTCCAAAGTGGGTATCCCCACCGTCGTTGCCTCTCTAACGCTGTGGCCATTCGCTACCATAGTACCTAATGATGTCTGGCCTATTCCTCCGATTACCCTGGTGGCCGAGCAGTAAACCGTGACGGCCGCCAGAGTTGCACTTCCAACTACGACAACTTTCTTCTTGCCCGCCCCAGCGGCCTGCCAGGATTTCATGAGAAGTACCCCAGACCCAGAGGTGTAGGCTTCTCTCCTAATGTATATGGAACCGACGATGGTCTGGGATTTGAATGAGATAGCCCCACTTGTCACTCTCTTGAAGTACACATGTATACTCCCAGAGGCAAGCATCGATTTGAAGGTACTTGCTCCAACAGCAGCCGTAAATCTATCGATTCCGATTGCTCCTGCCCCCTGCATTTTGGTAAACGATGGAGAGCCAGTTGCCTTTACGGTTTTCTTCCCGTACCCAGACCCATACCATTGTTTCCCAGCAATCCCTCCTTGCACCTGATGGAATCCGAGGTTGGTGAATCGGAATACACCTAAGGATGGATTCCCATATCCTTCAATCTTTTTCACCAAGCCCCCGAATGCAGTGACCCCAGAGAACGTTGCTGCCCCAGTGCAAGTCACAGTAACCAAGTGCCTAAACGCTACACCTGCTGCTGTCATCACTCCCAAACTTACAATCCCAATCCCTGTTCGTTTGGATTCGCCTGCACCTGCTCCAGTTACTCTGGAAAACTCCCACCCCGAAGTTGTTCCATCGCAAAGCACCGTCTTATACCCAGCCCCATACCAATCCTGGACTTCAAGCTCAACTGGGCCATTGACTGTTACAACTCGAACGCCGATTCCTGCTGCAGTTTGGGATTGAAAGGTGAGTATTCCTTCTGCATACCAGTGGGGCTTGGGGGTGTATGTTACTTCACCCTCTCCAACCATCGCCTCAAACTCAGCACCACCAGAGCAAGTCTTAAGGTTTCCTCCTGTCCCCGTTGAAGTCATCACCTCAAATGTCACTACTCCAACGCAGAACCTCTTAATAACTGATACCCCAGCCCCAGTCATCCCTTCAAACGACACCACACCGACTGCCTCTGTATGCACCAAAACCACAGTCCCAGCAACAACCAGTATCTCAAACACCGCTGCTCCTCCAGTCGGTGTTTTGATTGTGCGCTTAGCGAGACCGGTGGAAGTGAAGTTATTTAGAGATGCAGCACCAGTACACCAAAATCTCTTTTCCGCTGCCCCTGCCGCAGTTTGTGAGCCAAACGTAGCAGCCCCAGTTACTCCAACATACGGCAAAGCGAGGTAGTCCGCTGAGACGCTCTGCAGAAAGTCGGTTTGGGTGGTTGGAGAGTTTAGGCGCTCTGTCATCGGTTACTCTTTCGTAGCGGCCTCTGCTTTGTTGACTCTATCCAGACGACGCTTAATAATATCATCAAGAGAAGAATCCTGTTTGTCCAGCATCTCTGCCTTAATGCGCAAAGCCCCAATAAGATTATTGATATTGGTTCTTTGAGATTCTCGGGCTTCGATCTCTGCGAGCAACTCGTCAAACGTGTCAAACATTGGAGTATCTCCTTTCTGAGTGAAACTCAGTATTTGATGTAGTGGGCGATGTAGACATAAGGGGGTTCTGTTGGAACTGCGGTTGGAGTAGTCTGCCCAGCGTTACCAGTTGCTCCACCGTGATTGTGATTCCCATCCTCCCCAGTGTCAGAGTTAGTTAATCCAAACCCCGTACCTGTTTGTCCGCCTTCCCCATACGCCCCAACAATATAGACGTGGGAGTGAACACCGCTGCCAGAGATGGAGTGAGCGTGTTCTGGCATGTAGTTAGTGGTTAGGGTGATGGAGGAGTTTCCACCAGTTGTTCCGATATTAGGAGAACCACCTGTGGTTGCACCTTTGCTGAACTTACTGGTCATGTTTGGGAGATTGAAAGTCGTAGACCCATCCCCCACACCAAATGCCGTTGCGATCGCTGCGAACAAATCAGCATAAGTGGTTCTGGAAACAGCCGTCCCATTGCACAACAGAAACCCAGTTGGAGCGGTATTGCACCCGCTCATGATGATGGTTCCAATCGGCATGAAGAACTTACTCAATAACCTAATGGTTATCTTCCTCAACGCATTGGCTGCTGTTCCGATGATTCCACTATCAGCATCGGCAATGGATGAAGCA